TTTTGATCACTGTTGGTTCACACTCTTTTGCAATTTTTACAAAATCAGGATCATCCTTTGGCAGTAATTTCATTAACTGTTGTGTTGAACCTAAGTGTACATTTTCATCACGGGCAATAAACTTAATAATCTTAGCATTGCCTTCCATTTTCTTTAGTTCAGCAAATGCCCAACTACATGCAAAACTGACATAGAAACGTACACCTTCTAAAATGTTTACACTTGCTATGCAAGTCCAAAGTTTCTTTTTTAGTTCGTACAAATCAACAACTATCTTTTTACCATTCACAGTGTGAGTACCTTCGCCAAGTAAGTTGTAATAACTGCAACTCTCAATGAGATCATCATAGAATGCAGTAATATCATCGCCACAATCAATGATCTCCTGTATATCCATCATTTCATCAAAAACTTTGCTTGGATTTGAATAAACATTTCTGATTATGTGTGTATAACTTTTTGAATGTATGGTTTCTGAAAATGTCCAGGTTATAATCCAATTCTCTAGCTCGGGCAAACTAACAATAGGACCAAATGCTTCAATTGGTGCTCTACCTTGCACACTATCTAAAAGTATTTGTCTTTTTAGATTGCTAGTAAAAATATGTTGTTCATTTGCAGTTAGTTCTTTGAAGTCTTTGGCATCACGCAGTACGTCTACTTCTTCCGGACGCCAGAAAAAACCCAACTGCTTGTCAGTTAGTTTGTCAAACTGACGATACTTTAATGTATCATAACGTTGTATACCTACTCCGCCAGCAGGATCTAAAAATGCTAAACTGGTCGTATGGTCTCTGTTGATTGTATTCAGTACACTCATTGTGGTTCCTATATGGTGCAACTATCGCAGGCTTCTTCGTACATTGGCTCTTCGATAGTTATATCTTGTTGTTGTGTTTCGTTCATTTTGTCTATGTCTATTTCTCCTGCACCGTCAAAGGTATTGAAATAATAGAGTTGTTTGTGTCCATATTTATAACACAATAATAAATGTTGTAACATGGTACTCATTGGAATCTTTTCATCTTCAAAGTGTTGAGGATTATAACTGGTGTTTACACTTATTCCTTGATCAATATACTTTTGCAGTACTGCCATAATCTTCAAGTAACCTTCTGGTGACTTCTGGTCCCATAATAGTTCATATTTGTTTTTGTAACGTGCATATCCTGGTACCACTTGTTTTAGTACTCCATCTTTGCTTTGTTTGATACTAACAAATGCTCTTGGTGGTTCAATACCATTTGTGCTGTTTGATATTTGTGCAGATGTTTCTGCTGGCATCAGTGCCATTAGTGTACTATTACGAATACCTGTCTTTCTAAGTTGTGTTCTTAAGCCTGTCCAATCAACTGCATCCACATGTACTACTAGTTCGTCAACATCTTTTTTGTAAGTGTCAACTGGCAGTACTCCATCTGCGTACTTTGTTTCATTGTTAAGTGGACAAGCACCAAATTCTTCTGCTAGATCAGCACTAGCCTTGATAAGATAGTAACTCCAGTGTTGTGCCCAAGTATCAACCAATTTAAGTGCATCTGGATCACTATAACTTACATCATTTTTTGCAAGAAAGTATGCTAGATTTATTATACCAACACCAAGAGGACGTCTGCCTTCAGTTGCTAACTGTGCTGCCAATATAGGATAGTTTTGATACGAAAGCAATGCATCAAGTCCACGCACTGCAAGTGTACATGCCTTTTCCATATCTTGTGGATTTGAAAAATTACCCCAGTTGATTGCACTCAGTGTACACAATGCTATTTCACCGTTAGGATCGTTAACATCATTTAAGGCTTTGGTTGGCAAATCAATTTCACAACACAAATTGCTTTGTTTGATAGGAGCAACCTCTGTTTTAAAACTACTGTGTTCGTTTGCATGGTCAACGTTTTGTAGGTATATTCTACCTGTATCTTTTCTCTCTTGCATGAACGAACTGAAAAGTTCTATAGCACTTATTTTCTTTTTACGTATGCTTGTCTTACGTTCTGCGGCTTCATACAAGTCTTTAAACTTGTCTTGATCTGCAAAGAAAGCATCATATAATCCAGGAACATCGTTAGGAGAAAACAGTGTAATGTCTCCACCTGACATTAAACGTTCATACATTAGTTTGTTAAACTGTACACCATAGTCCATGTGTCTAACTCTGTTGTCTTCTGTACCTTTGTTGTTTTTTAGTACCAAAAGATCTTCAACTTCTAAATGCCAAATTGGATAGTAAAGTGTGGCGGCACCGTTACGTACTCCACCTTGTGAGCAACTACGTGTAGCAGCCTGAAACATTTTGTAAAATGGTACAACGCCAGTATGATAAGCATCACCATTACGTATTGGCGAACCTAAAGCTCTAATACGTCCACCGTTAATACCAATACCAGCCTTCTGTGAAACATATTTTACAATTGAACTTGATGTAGCATTGATACTGTCTAAACTGTCATCAGCTTCAATTAACACACAACTAGAAAACTGTCTTTGTGGTGTACGTACACCAGCCATTACTGGAGTTGGCAAACTTATTTGGTGTGTTGAGATAGCATCATAGTAATCTTTTACCCAACGTAGTCTGGTTTTACGATCATAGTCTTGAAATAGTGTACACGCAATCAGCATATAACACATCTGTGGTGTTTCATAGAGTGTTTTTGTGACTCTGTTTTGCACAAGATATTTGCCTCTAAATTGTTCCATGGCCGCATAGGTAAGTTGTTCATCACGATCATGTTTAATCCAACCGTTAATAGTGTTCCATTCTTCTTCAGTATATTCTGTAAGTAGCTCAGGATCGTAAAATCCACGTTCTACGTTTTCTTTAACTAGTTTGTAAACATGCCAAGGCTTGAATTCGCCGTAAACCATTTTGTTAATATGATAACTTATAAGTCTTCCTGCTACAAACTGATAGTTAGGAGTTTCTTCTGATATAAGATCTGCCGCACTTTTGATAAGTGTTTCTTGTATATCTGTACTGGTAATACCATCATAGAACTGCACATTACTGCTTATTTCTACCTGACTAGCACTTACACCTGTAATATTTTCTGTTGCCCACCAAACCACTTTGTGTAGTTTATCAATATCTAATGCTTCTTTGCTTCCGTCTCGTTTGGTAACTTGAATTGTCATTGGGGGCCTTTCTATCGAATCTTGTCTGCAAACACAGCAGAGTCTATGTTGCACGTAACAGTTTTGTTTTTCAATTGTGTGATATTTACTACTTCATCAACATTCCAATTCAACACATATAATCCATTGTTAACTTGGACTATATAGTCATTATTGTCAATCTCAGATATACAAAGACTAGGTATATCTTGTCTATCTAACATACAGATAGTATAGCACATGCCTAAACACTTTGCAAGACTGCAATAGGTGTTTTCGGCAATTAATTCCCAAGGATCAGGCCATTCTTTTATCAAATCAATATGTAAATATCTCAACACCATTGGTGCTTGTTGCCACCAATCGTTTATGTTAGTTATCACTGATTCAAGATTAGGGTTGTCTTTGCATTCATTACGCAGGTTAGCCCATGCGATTAAACGCTGTTCAGGATGGCTTTGCCACATTATTAAACACTAAAATGTTCAATTGAATATTTAAAAGTATTTGCTATTGTGCTAGTATATTGTATACTAATCGTTGATCCACTCTGTACTGCACTTAATACAAAGTCGTTAGGGTTGTCTTCGCTATAATCATCAACGTAAGCAAGTGTTCCAGCACTGTCATCTGTGTCTTGTCCGACAACTCTGAGTGTGCCAAAACGTACCACATTAGTAGACGATTCTTTCATTTGATAATTCACGTTGAATGCAGTAGCATTGCCAGTGTTTACAGTAAAGATTGTGGTTGCACTCGCCTGTACTGATAGGTCTGTACTTACTCCTGCTAACCTATGGTAGGTTCCAAACTCAATTTCATTGCCACTTATCAGTGCATAACAGGCCTTGTTGTTAAGATCTACTCTTGGTTGTACTAGATTGTCTGCATTGCTACGTTCAAACATGTCACCAATGCTAACATTATCATTACCATTGATTTCAACACATGGTGCAGATGCATTACCTGCTCCTAAGTAGTCATTACCAACATCTAAAAATATGTTATATGCACTTACATTAAATGCAACTGCACCTATGCTAACAGCTTGTTTTGCAATTTCATCAAAAAGATTTTGCACAATTCTAACACCTTCAGGACCACCGTTTACGGGTGTACCAGTGCCAAGCAATATACCTTGGTAACAACTATTAAACTGTGAATTTTGAACAGTTACACCTTGAATATTTTCATCTGTGTTTATTCCATATGAAAGAAAGGCAAACTTACAGTTGTTTATTTCAATTTGTTTGCAGGTATTTGCAACTGTGCTATCAAATCTAATTCCAGCAACATCGTTACTAGCATTCGCTGGCGCAGTTGTTAAATTTGTTTGAAAACTACAATTGTTTATACTGACACCTTCAGCACGATCAATCAACATGATGTCCGTTTGTTCTTTGCTAAAAAATGATAAACCGTCAATGGTTATATCACGTGGAGGTGTTGCTCCATTACTACCAATGTTTGAACCAGTTTGTTGCAAACTATCTGCAGTGCGAATTGTATAAGGACCAAAACTACTGTCAGCATTCACATCCATTTCAATGATACTGCTTGCTGGACCATCACCCCAAATTTTTGCATATGTTGGAACATTAATTGATTGTGTTATTCTATAGGTTCCGCCTGGAAAGTACAAACTACGTCTTATGGTTGTATTTGTTTGAACACAAAACAATTGATATAAGGCTCTATTAATGGCATCAGTATCGTCGGTAACTCCATCACCAGTTGCACCAAAATCAAGAACACTTGCAAAGTTATCTAATTTTGCCTGAAGTGTCTGTGTTACAGGATCATTTGCAGTTGGGCCAGTTTGAGCAGTATATCCAGCATGCTCGCCTTTGTAGGTGTAGGCGGTTGCGGCATTTAGGATATCACTGTATTGTGTTAGTATTTCAGTGTTACCAATTGCTGGTGCCCCTTCAGCAAGGGTTCCATTTCCAATGTATAATTTTCTCTCATCAATTACCCAACCAAATTCTGCACCTGCCAATTGGGGTAAGTTATCAGCTAGGCCTTTTCGGTTGGTAATCCGTGATACTTGTACTATTGCCATTTATTAACTCCGATTACGTGTATTTAGCTTGAGATATAGTATTGCTCAACCCTCTTCCACCATTGTTGGCGCCAGTACTCAAAGTCATTACCCTCAACAACAAATTCTTGATATAGTGGATCTTCTTTAAGGTGTCCCATTTCATCAACTGCTGGCTTTACTGCCATTAGTACTACGCCTTTACGTATTTTTGTTCCGTAAACTTCGTTGTGTGCCTCTGCATATGCACAAAGTTGTAGTTTATAGTCTTCAATCCACTCTGCTTTCTTTGGCTTATTGGATTGTTTGAAATCCATTATTGCTTCTTCTCCAAGATGTACTCCGACACAGTCTGTAGTACCAGCATATATATTTGGAAAGTACATAGGTACTTCTACACCCCAAACTTCATCTACATTGCACATACCTTGTTCTATAACTGCTTCAGCCATTGCATGTGATTGCCAACTGAAAGGATTATTGCCTCTTGGCTTGATCGTACCCTCAATGCAATAGTTTTCTAAGTATGTGTGCATACGTGTGCCTCTATTGGCAGCTTCTGTTGTGATTGCCTGTGCTTGTTCTGTACCAACACGTTTACGCCACCGTGCCAAACCTTCCTGCTTTTCTTTTGACTGTGTAGCACTAAGAATAGTAGTGACACTAGGGACTGCACTACCATCTGGGGTAGAGTACAATCGCTTTCCGTCAACTTGTTTTCTTGAGAGATTTTTGTATTGGAATTTTTCTATAAGCATCTTTCTATTATACTATAGTTTGATCCATTCTGCAAGTTTTTTTGCAATTAGAGCATGTCCTTTATGATTAGGATGAGCAAAATTTGGGCGTATATATTCATTGTCTTGTACGCCTAGCAAATGCTCTCCATTGTGATCAGTTGCTCCAAGCCAATCGGCTGCAGTTTCAGCACCACCTTTGTAGATTTTGTTAATATCTACACCTGGTAACCATTCAGTTTGTCTTATCCATCCTGCAAAGTAATAATCATCAATATTGAGAAATTTACACATTTGTTGCAGTGTAATAACTGACATGTTAGCCCTAATCGTATCTCGATCATCATTATGAAAGTGTAACTTTAGTTCTTTTACAAAATCTTTAGCATCACCAGGCCAGTGTTTTCTTTCATCGCTCGAATCATTCCAACTCATACTTAATGGCCAGTGCATACTTCTTGCTGGATTTGTAAGGAAAAAAATTGCAGTTACATTTTCTAACTTTGATTGTATTAGTTGCAGTACCATATCTTCGATACTAGAACCTGCTGATCCGTAGTTTATAAATTTGTATCCATATTGTTCTGCAAGTTGACGTCCATAAGGATATTGGCCAAAATCTTCTTTGAGTTCGCCACCTTGTGGCCAACTATCACCAAAAGTGACTAGTGTTTTATGTGAGTGGATTTGCGGCATCTGCCATACTGGCTACTGTGTCTTGTGCTTGATCTACTGTCATTGTATCTGCACCTTCTTCGCCGGTAACTCCAGCACCGACCAGTACAATATTGTCGGCATCTACGTTTGAAATAATATTTTTAAGTGGATTTTGTGTTGCAAGAGTACGCAATTGTTGATCTGTAATGTTGACACCCATGTTGTGTGCCATGCTTAAAAAGACTCCTATTGGTACAGTATGTTCAGTATCCTCGTCATCTGCTCGACCAAGTAGATATTCCGCAAGTGCAGTTAATTGTTGAGCAGATGGCTTATCTGATCGTTCGGTAAACTCGCGGATACGCATTTATCTTCTTGCTCTACCAAGAGCCGCATCGTCTACATCTACATTTACATCAACTGCTTGACCGCCAGCTTCTGCATCAACATCTACGTCTGCGGTTGCCAATGGATCTGCAACTGGTTCTGCTATTGCTGGTTCACCAGCAACCTCTTCTTGTCCCGGTACCACTGGCTCAACACCAGTGAGTGTTCCTTGTGCAGTTTCCATTTCAACTTTAGCAGCCTGTAAAGCATCAACAAGTACTGCTAAACTTTGACCAGCCGCATTGTTAAATGCTTGTGCTTGTTGTGTGCCAATTGTGGTTTGTATGCTGTTGCTAAGAGCAGGAAGATCTTTAAACTGCATTGATGTAACATCTTCAAGCATCTTCTGCATTCTGTCAACCATGTCTTGTGCGGCTAACACAACCTGTGCTTGTTGCACTTCGTTTTCTGTAAGATACGTACCATCTTTTCTACGAAGTGTCATTCCTTCGTTGCGTAATTTGTTGAGTATTGCACCTGCAACTCTATCACCAGCCTCTTTGCTTCCGTACCTTTTGGCTGCATCTTTGCTGATTTTTTTGAAATTTTTGCCTGGCTTGCCAATGTCTTTGCCAGCACGAGCTTTTTTAGCACTGTAATCTTCTTTGGCTTCGTCCATATCTCCGATGTTAATTTTACCATCTGCTACATCTTTTTGAAACTGTGTAGCAGTAGCCATATCAGCAGTTCCTAAATGTTGTCCGTCTACACTGATTTTTGTTGCACCAGGTTGTGGAGTAAGTTTTACATCTGCTTCTCTAACTCTTGCGGCTAATCCTCTTTCCATTACAATTAGCTTTAGATAAGAAGCATCATTTTCGCTGCCAATAAAAGACTTGCTTGTACGATGTTCGTGTATTAATCCACGAACTTTTGTAAGCATGTCACTGGCTTTTCTTGATGACATTTTTGTAAAATCAATGCGATTACCAAAATAGCTCTCAAGCACTCGCTGAGATTTTTTGGTTTGGGGAGAATCTAGATCAAATAGTTTCATTTTCAAATCCTTTTTGTTGACAGTATTTAGCAACATTTATGGTTTTTGTTAATTGTTTTTGTATCATGTTATATTCGTATTTTGCACTTGATAGTCTGTGCAAAACTACTTCTTTGCGAAAATCGTCTGTACTTGGACTTGTAATAACGTGTCTATAGTGCATCATTTCGCTTTGTCTGTGAAGAAGTTTATTTTCTAAAGCAACTAAATGTTGAGCATCCAACTGCAACTTGTGTTTATCTAATATACAATAACTTAATGCAATTCTACAACTACTACAAGTTATCATATAACAATCATTTTTATAAATTTTATATTCGTCTTTTGAGATTTTTTCAATTTCGTAGTCTGCAAATGCCATTATGCTATCGCCATTTCTAAAAATAGCATTGGGATTGCTATTCAGAAGTTCATCTGCAATTTTATTTAAAAGTTTTTGAGCTTTTTCTGTTACCCGACTACGTAAGTTATTACCAACCATCCAACTGTTCCTAAAAGAGCTGCAATAATTCCTGTTCCCCAACCTATAAGCTGGTCAGTTCTACGTTGAGCCATTTTCTCAACCATGACATGAACTTCATTAATCATCAGTTCTAAGCGATCAACTTTTTTGTCCAGGCTTTCTATATTACTTGCCATAGACTTATATCGCTCTGCACATAAATCAACATGTGCTTCTAAACTCTTTTTTTCGATTGGTGTGGTATCCGACATCGTAATCTCTAAATTCTTTGTTGCAAGTATTTATTAAGTTGAACTAGATTTGCCTATTCAAAATTATCAGTAATATCAAAGATGATATTCTTTTTTTCGCCCTTTGCGATAAGATAAGGCATGAGAAAACCTTCGGTATAGGTTTCTGACAGTCCTACTATCATTGGCACACCATGAATTTCCTGTTTTAGTAAACCAAGTGGATCGTTTCCATCACTGAAAATATCTGTGTGTTCTATACCAAAGCTAAAAGTCCACATTTTTTGTGAATGTTTTTTTATAATTTGAGGATCAGACACATTCAATGGTTGAGTTTGTAAACCAACGCACTGTAGAATGGTTTCCCAATTGCGTTGTTGATTACGACTGTAGTTCCATTCGTCGATTGTTTTTATTTGTTTGCCTGTGTTGTCTGAGTAACCATGCTGTAGTTTTCTGTAACTTTTGGTTCCAGTTGGCGTACAATCGAAATAGGTCATTACACTAATTGTTTGCATTACGCAGACTCCAGTACACTTGTAGTTTATCAAGCATTTCTTTTAGAGCAGGATCAAAAGGTGATCCTGCGACAATATCATCTATTTGATCTACAATTGGATGATCTTTTTCTTTTTTTAATACAAGTTCACGTTTGGTGCAGTTTGCACGTCTACGGTAAACAGTGTCGCCTCGATCCGGACTTTCATATATCCATTCAGTCTTTTGCATGCGAATATTTAGCCACAAAAAAACCCTAGTTAATAAAAACTAGGGTTTAGTATTTGGTTATAGCAAATTAAAATTATGCTAATTTGAAACCTGAATCAGTTACAGTTGAACTTGAACAGTCTACGCTGTTTGAACCAGCTGCTGTTAATAGTCTAATCTGTGTCTGTAATGTTGCATTTGTATATGCACCAGTTGGGTAGATACCAACTGAAATCTGTCCACTTGTGTCATCTTCAACTTGATATACAGCTACTGTAGATGTCTGCTGAATATCTTTTAAGATAGCTTCTACTGCTAATCCTGTTCCAACTTCTGCTTGTAAGTCTACAGCTGAACCATCATTAATTAAAATTTTGAAAAAGTCTAACTTTGGACCGGCTAGGTTAACCGGAGCTGATTCTGTTAGAGCACCTGAAAGTGCACCGTTGTTTGTGTCAATATGGAATACCTGTTGTGCATTACCATGGGTTCTTGTAAATTCTGCCATTTTAATCTCCTATATCTAATGGTGGAATCCGTAATCGGTTCCTACTTTTATTTACCTTTTTACCCTCATTAATGATCGACGCATAAACTCATAAAATTCGTTCTGCAAACCAGTTTTACGCATCTGTAGCATTAGTCTTTGACGAATTGTGTTTTTGTCTCTTGGTGTTTGTCTTTCCCAGTTTGAGATTTGTCTACGCATTTGTATCAGTGGAGCAGGCAGAAAATCTTCCATCTGGCGTTGTAACATCAACATCATGTAGCTGTAATCACTATTGTTGAATTCTCTTTTCATTATCTGTCGTAGATTACGTTTCAGTCTAAGTTCAGGAATAGTAATCTGAGCATTCTGTATCACTCGATCTTTTACTTTTTCTGGCTTCATCAATATAGCAATTACATTGTAGAGATCTGGTTGAGAAGTTCTAAATCCAGGCCAGTTCTGCAACTTCATTATTTCTTCTGCTATTCGGGCTGCATATGCTGGATCACTGTTAACAAAAATTTGCAGTGCTAAAAGTTGTTCAAAAAGTTGCTCGCCCAGTTGCTTGAGTGTTAATCCATTTAGATGTCTTGGTGTTCTATAAGCACGACTTTCGCTTAGCCAATCAAAAGCAATTTTTGGTTGCTCTTTGCTTTCACTTAGACCTTTTACTCTAGCAATTGCATTCCAACGTTGATGAACAGTGTCAACCCATTCCCAGTTGTCACCTGTGAATGCACTTACACCTTTTACATGTATATCCCATTCGCCTCTGTGTACATCGTCATCATCAAGGTGTCTGGAGATCTTATATTCCAATCCATTGTGTGTCATAAGATATGCACCAGGCTCTTTTGGATGCTTTTTGGTAGCACCTTCACTAACATTGTCTTTCATAATTACTTCTGGCATTTTTATGTGTGAAATATTACTGCCAAAAGGCACAATACTTTTTTCGTATCTTCGTGCAAGATCTATTTTTTCTTTTTCATCATCAGTGCGATAGAACTGATTCGCTATTGCCATATCTGCTACAATAGTTCCTGCAGGAGGGTCAATAAATGTAGGACGGTATAGATTTACTTTTTTGAGATCTTTGTTGGTTAAACTATAAAATGTGCTTTCCCATTTGTCTGGATGCAGTGCGTACTGTCCATTGCGTTGAGGCACATAGTCAACTAATTCGTCATCACCGTCATGAAACTTTCCTAGTTTTCCTAAATGTACAACTTTGCCTTCAGTTGGTTTTTTCAAATAGTATTCTAGTCTGCCTCTTTCTGTACTTACATCAACTTCTTCTCTTACTGTGTTACAAGGCATTTCATAACGTGTGCCAATTCTAAATGGAGAGTCTTCAACTGCAAATACTCGATTAGGTGTGTCAAAATCCTTTTTACGCATAACAGTTTTAGCAATTAAATCCAGTTCGTCATTGTCTTTGTCTAACACTAATGCAAAAGGCACGTTGATGTTGGTTTGTAAATCACGCATTACTGCTTCACTGTCAGGACCCATTTGTGCAATAGGTTTGCCGTAACGTTTGCGTTCTTGTTTGAACAGTCTTGTAAGCTCTGCTGGCACTATTGGCTTGGCATTACGTTCACTGTTTACTCTATCCATAAAATGTTTTGTAAACTCCACATCGATACCTACATCAGCAAATATTCTATCTGCGAATGTTTCTAGTTGCTTCATATCGACTGCGGTTACTGGCATTATCTTTTGCCCTGTCCTCTATACATTTTGTATGATCGTCTTTTATGTTTGTTCATTTTACACAATGAAGGCTTTCTTCCTATGCTGGTTTTTACAAATGTTGGTTCGTGTGTTGAACTTGTTGCATACATTTTTGCCATTATGCGACTCCTGGGTTATTAGCCGCAAAGTTTACACGGCTGAATTTATCTCTATCAACAAGTTTTATGCCGTCTCCAACATAGCCCTCATGACCGCTTACGCCTTTAATATCTGCTTTTACATCTTGATCTTGATTGTCAAGATCTTTTATCAATTTATCTTTTAGCAGTGCTATATTTACAAAAGAACTAAACAATGCACTCACTGCACCTTTATTTTCGTTCATCCATTCAATTATTCTTGGTGCTTGTGTGGGCATCTTTTGTGTTACCCAAGGACCAAAATCTTTTACCATATTTGTAAAACCACCTTGACGTACTTTAAAGTTTATGTATTGCTTCATCAACTTTGGAGTGCTGGTAATTTTCCTATTTCTTAGTTCTGATGGATTTAGAAATGCATCAATTGCAGGTGCATATTCGTTGTAGGTGTCTTGTATTTTAATTAACAGTCCTTTGTCTAATTCTATTGCACTTCCGGTATCTTTCATTGTACTGTCTAACGCTAATACTCCCGGAACCTTGTCAAGCACACGAGTTGTTACTGGGCGTACTGTTCCTTTAGGCTTGTCTATTTCTGTATGAACTGCAATACCTACATCACTGTTTCCTATTTGTTTTCCAAGTGGTGTATCAGCACTAACTCTGTAGGTTACTTGGTTAGGTGTAAACACATATGAGTTGTCTTCTACAGGTGGTGTTGCACTATACAACAGATCTGCTTGTACAAAACCTCTAAAATGTTGTGGCACAGTTCTGCTCAATAACGGAAACAATTTTTGATATACACCAATTAAATCTGTGTAATCACCCTTACGATTGCTAAACACTCTTGCCATATCTTTTGCACTAGTAGCCAATCCATTGTATCCTGTGGCTACAAATCCGCCTTTATCTGTGAGAATGAACTGTCCATTGTTATCTCTGCCGAATACAATAGCAGGTTTACCATCCCATTTGATAGTGTTTACTTTTGCTGGTTCCTCAGCACTACGTCTAATTGCATCAATTGCTTGTTTAATTCCTTTTGATCCCATATCAAATACTAGATCCTCAGGATGTTCAATTCTAGCACCTTCAGCCAAATATGGTTTGTAAGGAGCACGGTTATCTGAGACTACTTCCATGCCTTGATTGACAATTCGATCACGTAGTCTTGCTAACCAATCACTACCACCTTCTACAACCGATTCAAATTGAAAGCCTTCTCTTTCAGCATAACCACGAAAGTCTTCAAGTTTTTGATCACGTTGTGGATCATTTTGTAACGCACCTAGTATCGCTTCTACACTGAATAAATCTTTTTCGGTAGCACCTTTGTTTAGTATTAATCTTGCAATGTCTGCTGGTTGATCTGTAACAAATTCGTTTGTGGTTCTATTAATCAACCCTTGATTTGGTGAAAGT